TATTCCACCGGGGCTGCCAGCGGGTGCTATTCCACCGGGGCTGCCAGCGGGGACTATTCCACCGGGGCTGCCAGCGGGTACTGTTCCACCGGGGCTGCCAGCGGGAACTATTCCACCGGGGCTGCCAGCGGGAACTCTTCCACCGGGGCTGCCAGCGGGAACTCTTCCACCGGGGCTGCCAGCGGGGACTATTCCACCGCAAAAGTTACAGGAGAAAATTCAATCGCCCTTGCATGGGGTATAGAATCCAAAGCAAGTGGAATAAAAGGGTGCTGGATCGTTTTAAATGAATGGAAGGAAGTCAATGGTAAATGGTTCTGCATTGATGTAAAACCGTTCAAAGTTGACGGTAAGAAAATAAAGGAAAACACTTTTTACAAATTAGTTGACGGTAAGCCAACTCTAGCCTAATCCTAAACCCAAATGAAAACCATGACGACACTAACCGCACTTGTTGCGCTCGGCATTATAAGTAACACGATTTTTTATTGTTTAACCCGCCTAAAACTAAAAAAGATGGCAGATCAGAGTACAATTATCGAAGGGCTTGTTACCCGCATCAACACAGATGCAACCAACATCAAGACAATGCTGAACAATGTTATCAGCAATCCCGAAAATACCATTTCGGATGCAAGCCTTGCTGATTTGAACGCAGCGGTGAACAACCTGGATGCGTTGGCAACCTTGCCTGCGCCAGTCACAACGTCCGAGGCGGCCCCGGAAACACAGCCGTAAAGATGTGTGTTTGAGTACCCAACCGCCTCGCTATAACACAGCGAGGTTTTGGGGTGCAAGAATTCATCACTTCAAATACATTTTATAATGAAGCCATTCCAAAAAGTTATCCGCGTTATAAACAGTTGCCGGACTAAGGCGCACCTAATGACAGCAGACGTTTACCTGACCTCATTTACAAAGTTGTATGCTCACGAGACGGTAGCAATTACGAGGCTTAGAAACGCACTGCAATTGCGCCGGATTGAGATTAGCCATTTGGCAGCCGTAAACGTTGAGCTATGAGAATGTTAGTGGTAGGGATACTAACCGTGCTAGCCGTCATGTACAAGATGTGGCTCGATAGTAAATGTGAACGATAATTTTTAAACCACTTAAAACGATAACACATGCAACCATGCACAAAATGCCAGAAACTAATACCAGCCGGAACAGTCTGCGAGAATTGCTCCCAAGAGATTGACCCGCTCGATTTCCCTGATGCCGAGTAACATTTTATTAGCTGACCTTAAAATAAAAACGATGAAAAAGACACAAAGTTTTGTATTCGATACCCCGATAGTTGACAAGTACGCCAACAACAAAATACTTGGGTATGCCCGTATTGAGGGTGTAGGATATTCAGACCCGAACTATGCTAAAGATTGGGCATCCGGTGAATGTGAGCCGGAGGATATTTTCAGCTTCGACATTAATACGGTATATTTCCTTGTTGATGGAAAGACGACCACCGAAACACAGGCATACCGTATATCTAAGCGTTTGGGAGGCGAAATAAGCGACATTATCGACTCTGCGACACTTGGGCATTTAGAATACATTTTCAGCGAAGCATACGCGCTTGATTGCGCTATGGTGCCGGAACAAGACCATACCGATAAAGTACAGAACGACCGCCCTTACCAAGTTTTGTACGTTCCTGAATTAGGGCAATATACAGAGGACAAAGCCGCTTAATAACCACCTAAAAATAAAATTATGGAAACGGGTATATCAATAGCCAACCAATTCACGCCGGATATTAATATCCAAAACCGTGAAGCATTTTTGAAGTCGTTCGATGTTCCGCCATCAAAGGTTGACAAGGCGCAAGGGTATGATACAATGCCTATTTCAGCCCTCGAAAATGAACTGGACCAAACATACTTGGGGCTGTGGAAAACAGAAAATTTCCGCCATCAGGTAATTGCAAATGAGATTGTAGGGAGTATCGACCTTCATGTATATGACCCCACCGTAAAAACATGGATAGTGCGTACTGGTTGCGCCGCTGTTATGATACGGCAAAAATCAGGAGCCGCACTCACCGACATTGGCGAGAAAATTAAAAACGGCTTGGTGATGGACTTCCCAAAGCTATCGACCATGTGCCTAAAGGCCGCTGCGAAAACATTGGGTAAAAAGTTTGGGCGCGATCTGAACAGAAAATTTGAAGATGGGTACGAAACCGTTTACACGGACGAAATAAATTTCAATGCTGTTCTTGATGATGTAACCAACCGCCTGACCTCATGCAAAAGGGTTGAGGAATTGGGCGCACTCTGGACGGAATACCCCGACCTGCAAGAAAATCCAAAGTTCAAAAAATTGTTTAACCAGTTCAAAATGAAAATACAGTATGGAGCAGCAGCCTAAACAAACATTTGAAGATAGCCGCATGGGGTTATTTACGGCAAGCGAAATAAGCAGATTGCTTGTTAGCGGAAGCAGACCAATGACGGAAACAGAACTGGCAGAAGAAAAAGCAAAAGGCGGCAAAAGAAAAACAGTTGACACGCTTTTTGGAGATGGCGCAGTTACCTACATGAATGAAAAAATAGGAATCTGCATTACAGGGGAAACGCCACCAACATTTGACACTGTAGCTACCCGATGGGGGAAAGAACAAGAAGAAGATGCCATTAAATGGTTTGAATTAATCACTAAGAAGAAAGTGCAGCACTTCGGGGTATTTGAATACAGATTTTTCCCGTACAAAAATAGCGGGGGTTGCTCACCTGATGCAAAGGTTATCGAAGAAAGCGCATGTGTGCAGGTAAAATGCCCTTATTTGTCATCGAACCATGTTACATACCTGCGTGTTATTGGGGATCAAAAGAAGCGGCAGGAGTGGCTTAAAAAGAACGAAAAGGACTATTACGCTCAATGCCAGTTTGAAATGATGTGCCTTGGTGAAGCAGAAGGTAAAAAAACTTTGGAAAAATGCTACTTCGTCACCTACGACCCACGCACAAATGACCATTGGTTGCGCATGAGCATATTTGAACTAACACCGGATGAATCATTACAGGCAGATATTGACCTGCGCATAACTGAAGCGCACAAAATCGTATCTGAAACATTGAAGCAGTTTAGCGAACCATCTGAATTGTATTACTCTAAACAAGCTGCATAATCAATCATTTTAACTAAAAAAGAAGAAGATGAGCAAACCAAAGTTTATGCCAGAACTGGCAGACGATCAAGACAGGCTGCAATACATGGCCGAAGTAGCAATCAAGGCAGAGGTGACCGATTACAGGGTGCATCTTACGCCTGATGAACTCGACCAGCGTCGAGAGCAATTTACCAATAACTCTATTTACCTGAAAGAGGAGGCGGATAAATTCAATGAAAAGAAAGCCGAGTACAAAGAAATCATCAAGCCAAAGGCAATGGAAAACGAACAATTGCTTGATGAAATCGTGACGCAGCAGCGCCATTGATGGCATATTTGAAACTGAACTTAAAAACGTGGACGACTTTGTAATAATCCACAAGTAACCCCACCCCACCCGCATCCAAATAACCCGTTAGCTCACAAGGCGTGGGATTTGGTGCATGAGAGACGTAAAAATTAGAAAGATGGAAACCACATACGATCAATTCCTTGAGAGCAAAATAAAGACGCACATAGATAGCGGATTTGACCACCCCGGCAGATGGGCGCACCTATACCCATTCCAAGAGTACTGCGTCAAATTAGCCATAAAGAAAGGCAGATTTGCGATGTTTGAGGATTGCGGGTTGGGAAAGAGCCGACAGCAACTAACATGGGCGCATGAGGTCGTGAACTTCACAAATAAGGCAGTTATCATACTTGCTCCGTTGGCGGTTGTATCGCAGACAATTCAAGAGGGTATAAAAATTGGTATTGAGCCAATAGAGTACCATGATGGGTTTTACTCAATGGATGAATTGCCCGCAGCAGTTTACATTACCAACTATGAGCAGTTGGAGAATATATCTGCGTCTGATTTTGTCGGCATTGTGTTGGATGAATCCAGCATTATAAAAAACTTTGAGGGCGCATATCGCAATTTGCTTATTGATAATTTCGGCAACACCCCTTACAAACTATGCTGTACCGCTACCCCAAGCCCTAACGACCCTATGGAGCTTGGCAACCATGCGGAGTTTTTAAACGCCATGAACTACAATGAAATGCTTGCAATGTATTTCGTGCATGACGGCGGCGAAACTGCTAAATGGAGATTGAAGGGCCACTGTGAAAAGCTATTTTGGGACTTCGTGAGCAGTTGGGCTATTATGCTTTCAAAACCGTCTGACATTGGTTTTTCTGATGAAGGGTATAATCTGCCACCGCTTGAGTACATCGAAAAAATGATTGTTACCGAAAAGAAAGATAATGGCACTTTGTTTAATGATACTGCCATATCCGCCACAACCCACAATGCAGAATTGCGCCTTACAAAAATTGTTCGTCTTGATGAAGTTGCAGCGATCGTAAACACCCGACCGGATGAAAGTTTTATTATCTGGGTAAAGCAAAATGAGGAAGGGGAAACGCTGCGCAAGTTGATACCGGAAGCCATAGAGGTGCAAGGCTCTGACAGCCCAACATGGAAGCGTGATAAATTGTTAGGCTTCGCAAACAATCAGTTTCGCGTTCTTATCACAAAAGCAAAGATTGGCGGGTTTGGGATGAACTTTCAGAACTGCCACAACATGATATTTGCCAGCCCGGATTTCAGCTTTGAGAGCCTTTACCAGTCTATTCGTAGGGAATGGCGTTTTGGTCAAAAGAACGCTGTTAATGTGTGGTTGATTACTACCGACACCATGCAAAATATTATCCAGTCTATAAAGCGCAAACAGGCCCAATTTGAAGACATGCAAAGGGCTATGCAGGTAAGCATGAACAGTTCATTTAAGCACAAACAAAAAACTAAAAGGATGGAACGTAGCTACAAATCAGAAATGGCAGATATTCGCCTGGGTGACTGTGTTAAAGGAATAAAATCTATTCCTGATGAAAGTATAGGGTTTAGCATTTTCAGCCCACCATTTGCGGAACTATACACCTATTCTGACGAATTGGAGGATATGGGTAACAGCAAGGATTACAACGAATTTTTTACCGCCTTTAAATTCCTTGTGGCGGATCTGTTTCGGGTTTTATGGTCAGGCCGCAATGTGGCTGTTCACTGTATGGACTTGCCAATACAGAAAGGCAAAGAAGGATACATAGGGCTGCGTGATTTTTCCGGTATGATACTGCAAGTGTTTCAGGATGCAGGGTTTATCTATCACAGCCGGGTAACAATATGGAAAGACCCTGTTACAGAAATGCAGCGTACAAAGGCATTGGGATTACTTCATAAGCAAGTAAAGAAAGATGCCGCAATGTCTCGGGTTGGCATACCTGATTACTTGTTAGTATTCCGCAAACCGGGAGAGCATAAGCACCCGGTAAGCAAAAATGATATTCCGGTTGACCTATGGCAGAAATACGCCAGCCCCGTATGGATGGATATTGATTATGGGGAAACACTGAACCGCACCGAAGCCAGAGCAGAGAAAGACGAAAAGCATATCTGCCCTTTGCAGCTTCAAACAATAGAAAGGGCTATACACCTATGGAGCAATGAAGGCGATACCGTTTTAACGCCATTTATGGGTATTGGCAGCGAAGTATTTAAAGCTATCCAGATGGGACGTAAGGGTATAGGATTTGAGCTGAAAACAAGCTATTTCAACATTGCTGAAAGGAATATCAAGAACGCCGAAAAATCAAAAGAACAAGCTCAATTATTCGCAGCATGACACTTTTCGCCTCACCACAAAATTGCGCCGTAAAAAGGCAGTATGTACCAGATAGCCGGGAGTTTCAATACACGCTGGCTAATGTTCAAAATCCGTGGTATCTATCCGCATGGTGGAATATCTACAAGGACAGAGAAAACGCCGCTAGAATGGAAGATATGAAGCAGTACGCGGCATTGCTGGATGGTGAAGGTCGGGACATTTTTTATAAGAGAACATTGGGGAAATAATATTTAGTAACACTTAAAAATAGAGGTATGAGAGTTCTTGTTGCATGTGAAGAAAGCCAGGAAATATGCAAATCCTTTAGAGCAAAAGGCCATGAGGCATTTAGTTGTGATCTGCAACCGTGTAGCGGAGGACATCCTGAATGGCACATACAAGATGATGTGCGCAAAGTAATGAATAACAGCTTTCACTTAATGGTGGCGCATCCCGTTTGTAAGATAATGGCTAATAGCGGTGTTAGGTGGCTTGTAAAAGAAGAAAAGAGAATTAACAATGATAGATGGGATGAATTAGAATTAGCGATTGATTTTTTTAATGTTTTCGCAAACTCAACTATATGGATGAAAAGCATAGAAAATCCGGTGCAGCACAAATATGCTAGGGATGGATTTGTAAATAGGCATGGTAGATTTGTGCAAGGAGTTGGCAAATGGAGCCAGACAATACAACCTTACCAACATGGGCACATGCAAACTAAAAGGACGTGCCTTTGGAATTACCGTTTGCCATATCTACAGGAAACGAATAACGTGTATGCCGAAATGATGAAACTACCATATAAGGAACGGGCATTGGTTCATTATTGCGCCCCGGGACCTGAAAGGGAAAAAATAAGAAGTAAAACATTTCCTGGAATTGCAGACGCAATGGCTGAACAATGGGGATAAAATAAATAATCACTAACCCTCCGAGTGAGGATAAAAAGAGAGAGAAAAATGAGATACGTTTTTAAGATTGTCAGAATAATATTTTGGGGCTTAGCGATTGCTTTTATTGTTCCAGCAATTTGGATTTTAGTAAATATTTCTATGGTATTATGGCATCTTAATTTCATCCATTGCTTTTCCTTATTTGATGAGGGCTGGCTAAAGGATTTAACTATAGAAAATGAGCCGGAATTATACATAGATGAAAATGGTAGTCATTGGAAGCATGGGTTTTATAAAAACATTACCGATTACTGGAATGACAGGATTAGCTATAAAGACTAACACCATCTCGCATAAGCTGCGGGAATAAAAAAAGCTGTGTCGATCCGCCAAGATGAAACACAGCTAATTGATTGAAACGTTACAACAACATTTGCATGAATCATGCCAGTTGTAACGGAGTTAACTAGACCTAACAAAGTTCTAACAATTGGTACTATGATAAGAAAATATTTTGTTAAGAATTGTATTGTTCTTACCTTTGTTGCACTTGCGACAGTAAAAACAAACAGTACAATTTCATGCGGATTAAAGTCAACTCATTACAAGTTAATGCCCGGTTCTGCCGTTGTCTGTTTGGTTACTGTCGCAAGTTTCCCGACCTCAATCGCGCCGGGCAGTCTTGTTTTTACTCCTTTCCTCAGTTACCAAAACTTGCGACATATGCCTACCACAAAACACCTCTTCGACCTTCTCGAAGAACAAGCCGAATTAGCACTACAAAGCGCCATCGCCAACCGGAAGCTCACCCAACGCCTTTGCGCCGAAATTAGGGCAACTATAGACGCTAGAAAGCCGAAAACACCTAAGCCGTACCATGCGGATCGTTCACTTTTAAAATTTGTGAACTGATATGGCTAAGGATAGTCCTGTTTCTAAAAGAAAAATTCTCATTAAATCTAATTGCCGATGCTTTTATTGCGGCGAAGATTTAACCATTAATAAATGGGAGATAGATCACGTTGACCCTTTTTCAAAATCACGAAATGGCACAACAAAAAATCTTGTTGCCGCATGTGTCTCATGCAATAGGTCGAAATCCGACCTAACTATTGAAAACTTCCGAAAAAAAATTGCATTGAAGTGTAATGCCGATATTGTTTTTTTCTTTGAAAAATACGGTATAGTTATAGAAAAAGAAGGTGCCACATTTACCAATACCCTAAATCAAAAAACCTTCAATCATGGCTAAAGAAACCCTATACTTCCCACACGATTACAACCCTACTTCTGACCCTAAAATGATGGCATTATTAGGTGAATATGGAGGTGCAGGTTATGGCATTTACTGGCGTATCGTTGAAATGCTGCATGAGGATGCGGAACATAAATTACCCACAAAACAATATCTGATTAATGCAGTTGCAAAGCAAATGCATAGTGCTCCAGACTTCATTTTACAGTTCATAAATGACTGCGTTAATGTTTTTGAGCTATTTAAGCAGGAGCAGGATATGATTTTTTGTGAGCGCGTTTTTCGCAACATTAACCATAGAAAAGAAAAAACTAATACGGCTAAAGCTAATGCCAAGGCTAGATGGGATGCAGTTGCATTGCAAAAGGATGCAACCGCAATGCAAAGTGATGCTAATAAAGGAAATAAAAGTAAAGGAAAGGAAAATGTTCTTTTAGAAAAAGAACCAAAAGATATAAATGCTCGGTCTGAAAATTTTTACAAATCTCTTGTCCCCTTCGTGGATGAATACGGGCAAAAGTTAGTAAGGTCATTTTTTGAGTATTGGAGCGAGGCGAATAAAAGCCAAACGAAAATGAGATGGGAAATGCAAAAGACTTTTGAAATAAAAAAACGCCTAAATACCTTTTTAGAAAACGATAAAAAGTTTCATCCAGAGAATTACGAAACACCTCACAACCCTTCAACTTGGACTAAACCCGCAATGGTTCTATGATTTCCCAAACCACCATACAAGCCGTAAAAGACCGCGCAGAAATATTCGACGTGGTTAATTCGCTGCTGCCTTTGAAAAAAGACGGTGTTAATTGGGATGCTTGCTGTCCGTTTCACAACGAAAAAAACCCATCATTCAAAGTTTCCAAGACTAAAAATATTTTCAAGTGTTTCGGGTGTGGGGCAACAGGTGACGCAATCGAATTTGTGATGAAGTATCAGAAAGTTCTTTACCCAGCCGCGATTGAGTACATAGCCGGATTTTACAAAATACCTGTTGAGCAAGAGAATAACCAGCCGATCAAAACCTACGCAAAGCCGATACTGAAAGAAGGGCAGATTTCCGCAGCATGGTTGAAATACTTCGCAGAACGTGGGATAACTGGCGCAACATTACAGCATTTCCGTGTGACCATGACTAACCAGTGGATGCCAAAGGCGCAAGGAAACACCGATACAATCTGTTTCAACTACTACCGGGATAGCGAATTGGTGAATGTGAAGTACCGGGCGGCAAACAAAGATTTTATGCTGGCGAAAGATGCGGAATTAATTTTTTACAACCTTGATAGCTTGGTGGGGAAAGATACTGCGATAGTGGTTGAGGGTGAAATTGACGCGCTTTCTGTGTATCAGTCCGGTATCACTAAGGCTGCGATTCTTTCCGTTCCTAATGGGGCAGCAAAAGGGAATATGAAAATGGAGTATCTGCAAAACTGCTGGGATGCTTTCAGAGGGGTAAAGAATATCGTTTTAATGGTCGATAATGACGAGCCGGGCAAGTTGTTGCAGGATGAGCTTGCCCGGCGCTTTGGGTATGATAAATGCCTTAGAGTGGCATATCCCGAAGGATGCAAGGATGCGAACGATATACTTGTGAAGTTTGGTGCTGATAAAGTTGCGAAAGTTATTGCTGATGCAGAGGAATTCCCTATAGAGGGCGTTTTGTCAATGGCTGATATGGTCGAAGATGTGCGCAACTTTTACTACAAAGGATACCCAATAGGGATAAAAGTAGGCGTACCGGGGTTTGACGAGCATTTGCAATTTATGTTGGGGCAGATAACCACAATAACCGGAGTGCCTGGTAGCGGGAAAAGTGAATTTACCGACCTTATAACAACCTGTGCCGCACAAAATCACGGATGGAAATTTGCGGTATGCAGCTTTGAAAATCAGCCATCTAGCCTACACGCTACGAAAATAATGGAGAAATACGCGGGCAAGTCATTCGCTAAAAGGTTTGACGATAACCACCGGATAAGCCCACTAAAATTGGACGATTCAATAAACTTTGTAGATGCTCACTTTTACTTTATCAACATCAACAAAATAACCGTTACGCTGGAAGGTATTTTAGAGAAAGCAAAGGAATTGGTATTGCGCCGGGGCATCAAAGGTTTGCTAATTGATCCGTGGAACTACATAGAGCATAAGATGGGTAAAGGGCAAACGGAAACGCAGTATATCAGCGACTGCCTGACTGTTTTAAAATCCTTCGCTGCGGTACATAATGTACATGTATTTCTTATCGCACACCCGTCCAAGATGCCGAAGGTTAACGGGAAGTATGAGGTGCCGACACTTTACCACATATCGGGCAGCGCACACTTTTTCAACAAGACAGACAACGGTATATGTGTTAACCGCAACTACGACAATAATACCGTGGACGTATTTATTCAGAAGGTACGGTATAGCTGGTTAGGTAAAATCGGGGTTGCGTCATTTACCTACAATTTGGATACCCGGCAGTATGAACCGATATACCAAGCTGCGAAAGAACCGGATCCGCCGGATAACCCACAGGCAAGCATTAAAGGCCGAAGAAATATAACCAGTTCACAAGACACAAAAGACGATTTACCCTTTTAACCCCTAACCGATAAGAGTATGAAACTTAAGCACCTGTCACTTTTTAACGGAATTGGCGGATTTCAACTAGCCGCACATTGGATGGGATGGGAGAATGTGGCAAGCGTTGAAATTGATGATTTCTGCAATAAAGTAACCAAAAAACATTTTCCAAACTGCATACAATACAAAGACATAAAAGAATTTGATGGACTTATTTACAGAGATAAAATCGACATTATTACCGGAGGATTCCCATGCCAACCTTTTAGCACAGCAGGAAAGAGAATGGGCAGCGCAGACCCTCGACACCTCTGGCCGGAAAACTATAGAGTTATTAAAGAGGTTAAACCTAAAATCATCTTGGGTGAAAATGTTTATGGAATCGTTAATTGGAACGATGGAATGGTCTTCGAAATGGTATGCGCTGACTTGGAAAGTGAAGGGTACGAAGTCCAATCGGTTATACTTCCAGCTTGCGGCAAAGAAGCTAATTCAATTAGATACCGAGTTTGGTTTATCGCCATGCTTGCCGACGCTTACAAAAATGGATGCGAACGGGGCGACAGCGGTTATGAAGAGCAGCCAAACAAAAGAGGGTTCGATGCACTCAATGACGCTAGTAAGGTACTTATCAGCGACACTACCCACATTAAACAAATCGGATCCCAGGAGTTGGAGTTACAACGAAGAGAAGCAATCAGGGAAATGCGTAGAGGCATTATCGAGGCAAGGAAAGCTCACTGGTTATCCTGGACCGTTGAACCCACAATTTGCGGAGATGATGATGGGATACCCAATAGGGTGGACAGAATTGCCGCATTAGGAAATGCCATTGATCCACATATAGCCTACGAAATATTCAAAGCAATCGAATCAACCATTTTAACCCCACAAATTTAACTAAAAAATAGAGTATGAAAAATAACAGCGTAGATCGAGAAGAAATAACCAAAATAGCAAAAGAATTTTCCGAGCCGTTTTATGAAATGACGGGAGGAATAGAAGGTAGTGGATGGGTAATAGCCGACCCGCTTTCCGCCTACTTATCATTTTGTGGATGGGAAAATAAACTAGACCAGATACCGGAAAATGACGAACACCCACAAATACTCATTATGACTTTCAAGGACGGATCGAAATTTATTCCGGCAGGTGCAGATTTGAAAAAAGTACATCAAGATTCGCATAATTGGATGTGGATTTAACTAACCCCACTCGCAAAATATGAAAACCAACTGTACAACCTGCGATAATCCGATAAAACTACGCCCGTGCCGTGTAGGTATGTTCAAAAAGAACTATTGTAACAATGCCTGCAGGACTGGCGAGAAATACTCATGGGCTGGATATATCCTTGCCAATATGCGTACAATGGTATCGCTCGATATTGCCACACATATAGGTATTCCGAGGGCTACATTACGCTCATGGGTGTTTCGTATCAATCAGGACTTGCCCGCCGGGATGCGTATCAGGTTTACCAAGTCAGCAGGCAAACACATGGATCCGATAAAAGTAGGCCGGGTGAAAAAGCCAAAGCCCGTAAAAGTTAAAAAAGTAAAACCGATCAAACCAAAAAATATAAAGATGCCGATACTCAAGAAAAAGCCGATGGCGACACAAGCCACGCAGCATGGCCCTATGCTGGCCGGTAAGACCCTGATTAATCAGAACAGCACTATTGCGCTGCGCAATCCGTTTAATCCCGTGACGCATGAACGGGTGTATGTGCCGGAGCGTAAATGTTATGTAGAAAGGAGGCGGGTGATATGAAACACGAACTAATCAGCCAAGCAATCCCGCGCTCCACGACAAAACCAGCCGGATTTACCACACTGAGCCTGCGTAACGGGGCGGAAAGGTTAGCGGAGGTGTATAAGGTTGTCGCGGAGGCAAACAAGCTAAAACAGCCTGAAAATGACTTTATCTGCGATTTAGTTTGCGCTCACTTCGAAATAACGCCCGAACAGATGAAACAGAGAGGTCGCGCACGGGTTTTGCTTACACCAAGGCAGATATTTTCATATCTAGCCATGAAGTATAGAAAACAGTCGCAAACAAACGTTGGGGATTATTTAGGTGGATATGACCATACAAGTATCCGGCACAGCTGCATAACCGTTCAAAACCTCATGGATTCCGACCCCGACTACCGCCTGACCGTACAAAGCATTGAAAATAAAATTAGATGAAGTGGGATTTAAACCGGATTAAGCAAACGGGACTTGCGTACAAGGTAAGTGGTCAACCGGAAGCCGATAAGCCAAAGGCGAGCAAGTATCGTAGCCAAAAGACTAGTTCGGACGGGATTGTATTTGATTCAAAAAAAGAAGCGTGTCGATATGGTGAATTGAAATTCTTGCAGTCAATTGGCGAAATATCGGATTTGCAAATGCAGGTATGCTTTCAGTTAAGTGTTTGCAAATATTACGCAGACTTCCAGTATAAAGATAAAAGCGGATTGGTTATTGTTGAGGATGTGAAGAGCCGAGCCACAAAGAAACTACCCGCATACAGACTGAAATGTAAAATGATGAAACATGAATTAGGTATTACATTAATTGAACTTTAAAACAACCAAACATGAACAAGAAAATACAGTTAACGCCGGTGTTGGTGCCGATGGGGAAAGAAGGCATGAGGGCGGAGCGGCAAGATAAGTTTATGGATGAAGGCAAGGAGCTGGCTAGGCTTGGACTAATCCCCGAATAACCTACTCGAAAAAGAAGGTGGTTTAACGTAGGTCCCTTTTTATCCACCCTTTAATGAATTTGGCTTGATCGTGATTATTAGAAACAATGATGGCATGTCGCATAGCTGATACCCTACGAAGATTGTCCAACTTCACAAGGTTTTTATATGCCCGTTGAAAGCTGTCCGATTTAGCACGGTAGTATGAGCAGCTATCCTGCGCATGCAGAGCGCATGCAGAGCGCATGCATGCAAATAGTATTAATATTGCAAATCTCATGCGTTTATTAAGTTCATAAGCGTTGTTCCCATAACGCCCGTAGGTTTCAAATTAAATGCCTGTTCTGCCAATTCTATCGCTGGCCTTACTCCGAAGTTCACCGCATCGCTAAACAACTTATTTGCGTATGCCTGGTCGTTGATGTAGTCACCCCCAACCTTGTCCCAAAAGTTTGTTTTATAGAACTGCTTCACCAATGGCATAGCTTCTGGGCAAGTTTCGCCTACTTGAGTTTGCATTTGTTCAAGATATTGCCATAGCGAAATGTGCGGGAAATTCACTTGAGAAATACCGCAAAAACTGCGACCGCCCTTGTCGCCCGAAGTGTCGGTAAGCGTCTTACCCTCATCGTTATTTATGAGTTCATCGAACCCGTTTGAATAATCTGCCATTTTATTATCTTTTACAAACCAATATTCGCACTCACAATCATTATCATTTTTGAAACATTGCGGGCATGGGAGTGACATTTGTATTTGTTATTGTCGTATCTTTGAAGTCATTTATTAGCCGGAATCAACTGGCACTTTAATTTCCATCAGCGCAAAAGCGCAGCAGTAATCTTGTAAAAAGCATCCTAAGTCGGATGCTTTTTTATTTAACCTTCCGCCCCTAAACTTAATTACCGCGATTCTTACTTAACTTTCCCGAAATTCTCATATCTGACAATTATCCGGCAAAAATGAGATTTACGGTGTATGCTTAACAATACCCGCCGCCTTTGAATCCAGCAGATCACGGATAATTATCTCGCACCATGAAATACACTTACTTATACCATGCTCTTTGCCGGTCAGTATGTTTGTGCTGTCAGATACAAGCCGCTGCAACCGCGCGGTAACACCACTCCAGTCCTCTGCCTGTATCTTCTGGCAGGTCTTTATAGCCGCTTCACACAGTTGTATTAGTTCCGCTTCAAGAACACCCGCGCCGGGATAGTATTGGTTAATAATAGCCTCTATGTCTATCGCTGCATTGCTCTTTAGTGCAGCCTCAATAGCCATTGATATTTTAGCAAGTTTACCCGCTCCGACTTGTACCGCGTGGGGTATTAATGTGATGTCGATTTTCATGTTATCTGTTTTTATTGTTGATTATTGATAGTATTACTCCCGCCACGCAGAACGTCAGAACCGCCGCTATTAGGAGCAGTCCTGCCAGTGCTACCGGGGGTGTTGTTTCAATTGGTGTCATTGCCTCTGTCGGAAGTATCTATTACCTTCGGGCTATTCAGCAATGTTGGGTCGGTAGTGGTCGTTATGGACACCCCGAACAGAGATGTAGCAGCCGCGCCCGCTATGACACAGATGTTATCAATTACGCCTAGTAAGTGGTCGTAGTGACTATGCGGCAAGCCGAGGTTATAAGCAGCCACAAAACCGCCCGTAATGGCTATTACAGCTACTGCTAATTTACTAACTGTAGCGTATATGGCAGGGCTTTTACTTTTGATACGGGCAAGCAGCCATTTGGCTATTCCCATTTCGAGCTTGTTAGGTTGATTCATACTACCTGTTTTTAAGTATTTCTTTCATTCGTAATTTCACCACATACAGATTCCAGACCGGAGCGGCTAACATCATTACGATGTCGATAGCAGCCATTGCGTAGCCGAGGGCTGTGAGGGTGTAGCGGATCATGGTTTTTTCATTTGGTAAGCAATGGCCTCTACTTTATCTTGCCTGATCTCTATTTTATCTTGTCTCTTTTCAAGGCTTTGCGTTCTGTCTTCATAGTGCTGCAGTCCTTTACCTACATAAAATGCACCCCACACCACCGAACCAACTACTGTTATTGTACCGATAACAAACGTATAGAGCATCTTATACGTTATCCCTTTTATCTGCCTACTTTCAAGGTCTGTCATAATTTGCGTTTATGAGGGGTTAGTATTTAGTGCCTATTCCATCTGCGTTATAAACTACATCAGTGAATGTTCCTGTTGTAGAAATTGCGACTGGTGTACCTGCCTTGCATCTAATGTGCATCGGCGTACCTTCATAAGACCCTGAGCCGGTAGCGTTCGTAATAGTTACCACCGGAGTACCGGCGGTTTTTGTAAATGACATTGTAGCCATTACGGTATTATTACTCTCGTTTTTATAACTACAGTAAACTGTGAATGAAAAAGCAGTTCCTGAAACAATATTTATATTAGCAGATATAACTAATGTGGCATCAGATGCACCAACACTTATAATTCCAGTGAAACCACTAAGTGCAGTTGTAGCTGCATCTGTTCTGTTATTAAATAATATTTTCGGCGCATTTGTGGCAATTGCCCCCCACCCTGTATTAGTCCCATCTATATTTATATAGGCTCCAGTTTCTGCGCCCACAGATTGATTAAGGTATATTGACCCAGCAGGTGCAGCGGTAATGCCTGTCGGGTCTCCGGTTCCTGACAGCACTTGCGAACCTCCAGTACCAAAGTTTATGGGCAATGCATCATTAATAGTAAGCCCATCGGTTGAATTGAATTTGAATTTATTATACGAAGTAGTCCCGGAGCCGGTCCCGTATATTATTTCATCTGCCGGCGCGGAAACCATATCACTAAGTAGCGCAAATGTCCCATCTTTATTTTGTATAGTATCGTTATAGTTACTGCCATCTGTGCCGTAATAAACGTTCATTCCGTCCTGATGGGTATGTGCCGCATTTCGTTCCCCTATAAATAACCCATCATGCCGTAAGCTACCAAAAAGATTATATGTTGAAACGGGCGGGGCATATACATCGACATATCCCTGCCCTATATGTGTGCTGTCGCCCGTTCCTACTGCATCTACGGTAATGTAATTTGCGGTGTGGTGCAATACAAATGTTGAAGCAATGCCGCCGCTTAATGTACCCTCATTCGGTAAATACCCATATCTCAATCCTGTTAATCCTGCCGAAAAAACATTGAAACCAACAGATGAGGAAGCATCTTTAATATATACTCCCGGCGTGCTACCAATTACCCCGATTTTTGTTTGAAGTACAAGGCTTGGTTTTATATTTGTTGTTATGGACGCGTTACTCAAAGTGGTTCTATATGATGAGCTGCCAACTATAATATTGTGACTTGTAGTATCGAGATTGTCGGTTACCTGCTGTAGCCCAAGAGTAGTGCCAGTAATAGCATTTACTGTATCTACCAAAGATTTTATCAATGCACAAAGGCTATCAGTCTTAGCCCCAACCTGAACAGGGTAAACCAAATTCGGTGGCACAGATGTTGTTATCTGTCTGTCATTAATTGCTTTGATACTATCGGCACGGGTGGATATGGAAACTTGTGCGCTTGCATTTATGGATATGCCCAATATGGACAGAAATAATAGTCTTTTCATCTGATAGGTGTTAAGGTAATAGATTACAAATGTACTTTTATTTATTAATAACTAAGCAAATCCATCGCTAAAATCTGCCGGACTAAAATAACGTGTCGGTATCGGTGGTGGCGGCGTGACAATTGCCATCTGCCCTGCATTTACTTCTTCAAGTGCTGTACCTGCATAGAATAATGGGTAGGCCGCGTTTGGTCTGCGTGATTTCCACAACTTCGATTTCTGTGTAGATGTTGCGTTTATTGGCAGAATATACGGGTATGTGTTTATATAAAAAGTATCGGCAAGAACTTGTGCTGTAATCGCCTCTAACATATGCGGTGGTATGCCTATTGAAAGTTCACCGATTGCCAATGTTTTCGCCCTTACCTGTTCGCTGTATGTCTGTATAGTATTCCACATTTGTTGCGGATAACCCGCAAGGATAACATTGGGGTCATCGTCAATTACATACCCTTCGCACCTGTTGCAAAAAATAGGCGTAAATGTCTGTGTATTTGCCGGATAATCATTGAACCACCCCGTTACAACAACATTTTTTCTACCGCTTTTATTAGTTGCAAATTGGCTTTGAAATAGTAATGTGTCAGGCCATGAGGCACGAACATTCATAGGTTCGCTAAAGCATGGGGTGAAAGTATCTGTACTTAGCCGGTCAAGGTGCAATTTATTCACCAAAAGCAAATAGTAAGTATCGGCACTTGAAATACCTAAATCAGTAAAGGAAAACGCCCACATGAATGTCTTTAATCGTATTCCATCATCATCCGAAAGTGGGTTGATATAATTATTGCCGGCAATCTGCTGTTTACCTTTGAAAAAAGGGGCTACGTTTAAATCAATGGAACTGCCGGCTGTTGTGTTGTAAATACTTGCACCGTAAACCCTGTAATCTCCCGAAATGGGGTCGTAATAGTCGCACAGGTATAGTTTGGCATCCGAGTTTTGAAAACCTACCGTATCGCCTTGTACGTGCGCTGTAATATTCAGCGGATCATCTAAACAAATCTTGCTCTGATACTTCGCTGCATACATCCAACTTTGGATTCCATAAACGCCATAGGCGGATTGTCCTAATACAGGCAACCCCGTAGGGTCGCTGATATAGACCGAGTTAATAGGTGGGAGCAGAGTGATAGGGTTGCTCATGGTTTGGTAAAGTTAATATTTTATAATTGTAAGTCCTTTTATTCCGCATACATAAGGAAGTGGGAAACTATCTGGGCTGTTATTGAAATTGATAAAATCTCTATCAAATACTCTCGCTCCGGTACTGTCGATATTGATTGCTCCAAGTTGTATAATTCCATAGTCAATAAGGCTATCGGTATCATTGTATAGCCGCCAATAAAAATCTACCGAACCCTCCGTTTTATTGACCACCTCAACTGAAATATTGGTTACAGGGATTTGCGCATTTGTCCACAAAACAGGGGAAATACTGGCCTTTCTGCCGCTTATAACTGCTGTAAAAAGTATGGTTATTAATATGCTTTTCATGTTCCCGTTTTTAATAGTTAAATAGTTTCTCCACTAACGATATTAATCCGAATGACGCTGCGGTGGAAGCAGCGGCACTATTTGACATTATATGCCAGTACATCAGCGTTGGCGGCGATGTTGTCGGTATGTCTGTGAATGTTACGTACGATGCTCTAACGGCAGATGTTTTGGTCATCTTTATTAATTCAATACCTTCCTGCGTTGTGTTGGATGGCAGGTATATGCGTAGCAGATAAACGTCATTGACGGTAGGTGTAATAGTGGTATTCACCTTAGTTGCCGTCCCGCTGCCATCATTGAACATAAACTGAAAGGTAGCGTCTGTTGAATCTTTAGCAAGTCCGATAATGTTCGTGTATGTTGACGGGTTATGCACCGTATTTAATTGTAGAATTGTAGCAGCGTACCCGGCGAAAAACTTTTGTGTAGAAACATAATCAGGTAAACAAAACATTATATCCAACTCGCTACCGCCGCCAAATAATGAATTATTTACCTTGGCATCCCTGCTTGCTATTGAAAACCAATATTCCGCCTGGCTCTGCGGAGATGCCGCCCCCGGCAGCTTTACATACATATAGTTTGGCGCATTATTAATAGCATCAGGACTTATCACGTGAGCAGATACCGTTCCCGCGTTGTTGATAAGCCCACTAAAAAAACCATCCCAAACAACAGTGCCGCCATTGTATAAAAACCTGCCCATTGTATGTGTGCCGATGTCGGTTTCGAATATATTTTCAACTCCCAATGAATTGACGCTGTGCAACTCTTCTATGCCTAAATTACTATTTGCATAGGGTTTTAAATATCCCGTAGTGGGCGACGTTGGTGTAACCGTAGCTACGACTGCGGTTAGTAATACGTTGCCATCCGCCGTGCCAATAAGTATAGACGATGATGAAGCCCATGCATTGCCGTTGTTGTAGCCAAATGATCCCTGCCCCGTTGATGGCGTAGAGTTAACGGTAACCGTTGTGCCGCTTGTGTTTGTGCTTATGTTATTGCCAGCAACAACACCACTCACACCTGTGCCAGCTATTGTATTATTCGCGCCATAATTAAATGTAGCACCATTAACGCTGGTTTGTACTGTGGCATTTGTTCCGCCATTAGCAATCGGCAATACGCCTGTTACTTTTGTCGTCAGATCTATAGCAGGTATGTCACCAGAAACCAACAGTCGGAATGTTGGTGTAGTCGTGCCGCTAGTTGCCCCCGCAAGGACGGTATTGGGATTTTGAGTCAGTGTTGTTACGTTTAAAGTTGGTGTGGTGGTTGGATTAGTGACGGACATAGAAAATACAGGCGTACTACCCGCAACAGCAAATGCCGTCACTGTTCCACCTGATGATGGGCTACTATTTGTTACTGTATAAGCGGGATACGCCCCCGTTACACTTATACCACTCCCACTATTAACTGTAATTACTCCTAAAGAACCGTCTCCTTGAACTACCTGACCACTAGACCCTCCCGATGTTACGAAAGAACCGGCTGTTACTGTAACTGACGGGATGGTAAAAGTCGCTGTACCTGCTCGATAATTTGACGGTAGCCAATAGTGATAATCCCATGCGCCATTTGGAGTGGATGCGGCTATTTCAAATACTTCAGATGCCGCCCCTGGTATGGTGGTCAGTATAGTTGAACCTCCATTATTTGTAACAGTCAAATTCCCTGTACTATTATTATTAAAAGTAAACCTCGCACCTACAGCCAGAGTCGTAGCATCAGGCAATTGAAATGTTTGAATGGTCGAGCCTGTCAGATTTTGCAATCTGGTAGATGCTGCAGTAAGTGTAGTTGTGCCCGCAGCGGATACGACATTAGTTCCCTTTGATGAGAAATTATTTGCAAATGCATTTTGATTTACATCCCTCGACACTAAACTTGATGCAGAGCTGACGCTGGAATAACTAATAGATTGTGCCGGAGTGGCGCTTACTGTTGTAGTATTGGCAAGTACCGAAGTTGGCGAAATGGTATTTATTCCTATTGTACCTGTTGAAGTTATTGGCCCTCCCGTGATGGGTGCTGTGGTAGATATACTTGTTACCGTACCGCCTGAAGACGGGGCGGTATTAGTAACTGTGTAGGTTGGAAAAGAGCCGCCTACCGACATGCCCGACCCTGCCGTAAGTGATCCGGTAGCCGTAACAGTAACCACACCAGAACTGGTAATAGGCGAACCAGATACGCTTATGCCCGTACCGCCAGTTACGCCTACGCTTGTTACCGTACCTCCGCTGGAGGGACTTGTATTAGTAATTGTGAAGTTGGGGTATGTACCTGTTGCGCTTATTCCGGTGCCGCTCGTCAGCGATACTGTTTGGTCGGGTGCGGTATTTACCACTGTGTATGTTCCTGATCCTGTAATTGGGGATGTCCCACCTATTGAAATACCCGTACCTGCCACTGCACCTACACTTGTGACCGTACCACTCCCTTTGGTGTTTATTATGGTTCTCAAATCGGCGGCTGTATCAATGAGATTTGTCTGCGCCGTTGCCGCCCTGGCTATCGCTGTATCGGTAAGGGCCACTTTGGTAGCGTATAAACCTAAACTATCTGATAATGCAAAATGGGATGCTATTTTGGATGTGTCAACATAAAATGTATCTATATGCAATCCTAGTCCAAAACCGGCATAGTAATTGGTTGCGCCGATTGCACTCCATGTAGTTCCATTATTTACAAATAAAGTTGAACCCATGTACATTATCTGCCCATGCTTAGTATAATAACTGTGATTCAATTTACTTGTATCTGATGGGAGTATAACATTTTGCCCCGTAAAGTCATTTACAAATTGAGCATTTGCAATGGCAGGCGACAATAACAATAGAAATAATAATTTTTTCATTTTTTAGTTTTTAAAGTTCAGTATCTGGTGTTGCATATAATTCAAATTGGGTTGCACTCTGGTTTACCAATTGCTCCACACGTTTTATAAATCCGGTGTATGTCTTACTCCCAAAACCTTGATTCATTACGGTAAAGCTAATTTTGCCCCTCGGATTTGTCTTTATGATTTCGAACATATTTACAGGGTACTTGCTTTTAAACCTGAATATAATGGGTTTAAATAACTGCGGTGGCAAATCTCCTATTAACTTATCGCTGTACTCTGTTATCGGGGTAGCCCCGGCACCTACCTGCAAATTGCTTGAGATGCCCGATAGATTGAGGAAAACGTTATTATACTGCATTACAGATGTATTTCTGAAAGTCAAATGTTCAGTATCCATGTTGTCTAATACAGAATGTAGGTATGCCCCTGTTCCGCGCAATAATGCCCTGCATGGTGAAAGTGGCAAATTGATAGCCGTATCGGGGTAATACAGACCATTTACATAGGGAGCTAACGATGCAGATGAATCATTACTTTGCGCATTGCTATATTGCAAAACTGCAAATCCGAGGGTGTCTTGCTGATTGTTGCCGGGGTTATATAATTTGCAAAGTATGCTTCCATCGGTACCGACATAAACCGCAATACTTTGATTCTCACCGGATGGGTTTGCAGGGTCAAAAGTAGTTCCTATCGGCTGGCTTACCTGCTGTGCCCTTTTTAGTTCTATTCCGTATTGATCTGTGAGTATGCCCGATTCCTCATAATCCATTACTGATGGAATATTCGACAAAGGAGTATTGAAAAAAAGTTCAGTATTAAAGGAATCTACACCAAAGTTGCTATTCACATCTACTTTGGTATATCCTAGTTTCAAGTTTGCCCCAAGATTTTCCGCTAGAGCCGATATTTGCAGGTCGTAAATATCGGTTCCTAACGTCAATATCGTTGTGGTATTGTCAAAGAAGTATCGCAAATCTTCAATCCTAAAAATAGTCGGGTTACCTCTTGCATCATATTCAATCCCTGCACCACACCCCAATTGCTTTTTGCAGAAGTCGAAAATATCGGCAAGGGATATTGAAACAAAACTTTGCCCCTGCAAGTCGTGCAGGCAATATTCCGAGGTTATCGCTATTTGGTACGGACATACATCACCAATTACTAATGATGTGTCCGAAAGTAAATCGCTCTCGCCTGTGTAGGGAGTAATTACCGGTACCGGAAACCCATTAATATCTGTGTTTGTTGTGGCGAGGAATGGCACTACTTTATTAAGTAATGTACTCAGCCGAAATGCCGGATAATAACTTGTAGGGAATAAAGGCGCATCTATCGGCGCACCGCTTAGTCCGTAATCATAAACAGATACTAAAGAATAGTTTAATTGACGTAGTTGAAATCCTACATTGCCATCGCCTCCAATACCTTCATCATTGTCTGCGATTATTCCAAGAACATAAACTTTATTGTAGTTTATTTCAACTTCTACGGGTGTATCGGCTGTACTGTAATATCCCAAATCGGTATATGCAAAACCTCCTGTTGAGGGGTTTAATGGTTTTTTTAATAAAGTAGCAGCTATTGTGTATCTGCTATCAAATATTGGGGTACTATCTGTTTCGTCAATCTCAAAAAGCACAAAAGCTATATATGGATTTGTACCGGGTATTGTAGAAATAACGCTATGAAAGGTGCCTAAAGGTGTTGAAAAATCAACTTCCATGGTCAGGTTAGCCTGAAAAGTCCCAGTACCCGGCAATAAATTCTTAATGCTGAAATTGTTCCTCGTGTAAGGTTGTGTGTGGTTTACGCCAGAGAATAAACTTTCACTACCGAAATTAGCCGCACCCGGTGTTTGATTACCTTGTATTATGAATGGCTGCAAAATAGTATTGCCTATAAAGGTTGTTGCCCCATTGTTCTGCACAAGATTGTATTGTGCCATTGGCGGTATTATATGGTAGCCATCTCCCCTAGCCCCATTGTTCCATCCATAAAGTCTATTATCGAGAGGGGATGATAAATATAATAATGGTAAAGCAGCTGATGCAGAGCTTTCAAAAGACGCAGAATAAATCAATTTAATACCGTTATGCTGCACAGCAATAGCATCGTCCAAATACCAACCTGACGGGCTTGTATCAGCTTTCCATGCGGGTATATTGAATCTCGTATTTTCGTACGCCTGTATATCAGTAATTAATCCGCTATCAAGTGTGCCTATACTTAATTCGTAATTCTGTATCTTATCGTTGTAGGTTTTGAAATCTAGGTTTGACGGGTAGAAAATATCGTAAGTATATCCCGTGGCTGCTGGATTTAACTGCCATATCGTAATCAGTCCGTAGCCTTGAATCCCCTGCGTTTTGTAGATGTACTGAATTATTGCCCTTGCATCCTCGGAGAAAAGAAAGTTTTGCTCCCCGCTACTTGAGCGGAATACACCCAAAAAATCAGGGTGTCTATCCCATATTATACTAGCCTCATCCCATCCTTTTGGCAACGTCTTTAAAAACGTTCTATCGGGTACGGTTGTTACAGTCCAGCTATTGCCGTCCTGATTTGGTTGTGCCGTATAATAATTGCCATTTATGTCCTGTATGGATATTTGGGCAATAGAATCAAATGCCATAGTATTTATATTTTATCGCTTCCATACCCTGTAATCAGATGCTACGCGAATGTTTACGTTTGTTCTGTTCCTGTATATAGCGTTTACAACTTCATTGTTTGAATCGTGGATAGCCTCAATTATGCCCTTGTCTGTCATGCTTGGCACACTTTCTTTTAGTTCGCCCCGCCCGTTTATGGATAATGACATACTATGCTGTGCATATCGCATAAATGCCGCCGTTTCATCCGCTGTATTGATTTTAGTACCCAATGGAGCGGAATAGATACCTGGCTTATCTGCTAACATTGTTTTACCCCCGGGCATTGTCATAAGTTCCGGCCCTTGTTCACCGGCTATAAAATGAGTGCTTGTAGTTCCTTCCGTACCTACTGCGTATTGAGGTAGTGGTGTGGATGCTGCTGCTGCGTATTGTACTGCTCCTGTTGCCGCGATAAGTGCAGCAAGTGGAATACCCGCATACCCATACTCTGCAAGTGCCTTTACGATACCTACGGCGGTATTTGCGAGTATCTCCGCCTCTGCTGCCTGCTTATCGGCTTTAGCCTTACGAAGTGCTAAGTTATTTTCTTGCTGCTGTATTGCATTTTGCTCCGCTGCGTGTTGAGCCGCCAACTTTGCCAACTCATTATCTTTCGTGATTTGATAACCAGTTGTAGCGTTTATCGCTTGTACCTGCTGATCGTATTGCAGGTTGATAGACTGCATTTTTATTTGTAGTTGCTGCTGCTCCGCTGCAAATTCATTATCACGGATTGTTTTTATTGCAGCAAATGTTTCCTGTGCAAGCCTAACCGTTTGTTCAGCAATTGCTTTTTTAGCAGCAATTAATTTATCGTCAATTGCTTTCTGCTGGTCTGCCTGCAATTGTGCAATATCATCCACTTTTGCTGATACCGCTACATCCGCCTCTCCAACCTTAACACCATCCCCACTAGCATACGCATCCCCACGTTTATCCTGTAAATCTGCTAAGTCTTCTTTTGCGGCGGCTATTTTACGTTTAAAATCGTTTTGTTCCTCTTGAAAGTCAGGATTAAAACCAAGTGCCTCTAAAAATGGGTTACCTGAATTAGCATAGTCGGTATGTTCTTTGCTTTGGTCTTTAATATCCTGCAATTTCCGGGCGTTTTTTTCTACCGCTGCCCTGTAATCTCTAAGTTTTTGTATTTTCTCATCTATAAGTTTATTTTCTTCAAAATGCCGCTTTTGAATCTCTAATGCACTTTTTCGCTCATCTTCATTTATGGCATTATTTATTGCAAGTTCATCCGCTGCCGATTGTTTGCGCCGTGCATCCATAAGTCCAGCATCCTCGATTAATTTACCATCCCATTTTTTATAGATTTCCTCAACTATTTTAAAGTGACTTTCTTTTGTTGCCCGTTCCGCTTCATCCCTGTTTACATCATCTACACCCATCTGGTGATTACTCAAATCATACAACTCCTGAATTTTGGCAAGATGTTTTTTGTATTCAAATTCTTCGTCTTTTAATTCAGATTCAAAATGATTTTTGGCGGATACTTTCTTAGTTTTATCCTTTACGATTGGTGCATTCTCAAGATTATTCATTTTAATCTGTGAGTCTAATTGCGAAGACTTAAATAGTGATATGCTTTTCTCTATTAATAACGTCTTATCTCTTAGGTCTAGATATTTATTTGCGGCACCTTCATCAACCCCTTCCGCAACATCCGATATAGTTGGATGTGGTTTCCCATCCACAGTAGCTGCAATGCCACGTTGTATAGCCCTTTTAGTTTGAGGTGTCATATTACCTGACATTTCCCTCATTTCAGATAATGCTTTTTGCTTTGCTATATCTTCCTCATTTATCGTTTTATCAATTTCGGATATGCTTATTTTAAGTTTGGAATACTCATTCATCTTTGCCATTTCCTTGTCATGAGCATCCGTTAATTTCATTGTCTTTTTTTCCTCATCAGTCAATGACGATAATATATTTGGGTACATAGACTGCAACTCTGTATATGCGTTTATTCTCCCAGAAAGGGTTGTTAAGTGTGAATTATAAGTATCAACTAATCGTTGCATTTTGTTATTTTCGGCATCAATACCAATAGCTATGTTGGTATTTAAATTAATTGCCGAATCTGCTGCCGACTTTAAGCTGTCTTGCAAATCCTTTGCTCTATCAGCTGCGGCCTGTTCAGCATCTGACAACTCTGTGAATTTTTCTATCAATTTAGTTATAGCACCTATAACCAAAGTAAATACAATCATGTGCATCCCCATTCGGAAAACCATAGTTTCCAATCTCTTACCAACATTCTCTATGCTGAAAACAGCTCGCCCTGTCTCTCTAGATACCTCTCTTTGGCTTGCCGCCAATTCTTTCGCCCTTGCTGATAATACCGCATATTCAGCACTTCCCTTTTCTCCCGCAACTACCATTTGTTGCATCTGAGCCTTAGTTGCGCTTAACTCCGCAGATACTGATTTAAATCCGCTGGCATAATTACCTACATTGCGCTGACTATTCCCTATTGTTGCATCTAATTGTTTAATCTCTAAATCTAATTGAGATATTTTTTGCTGCAAAACGCCGCCAATATTTGCGTTATTTCTTTCTTCGGCAGATAATGCCCTATACTGTTCTTTTAGTTGGTATAATGTTTGGCTTAGTTGATCCATGCTCCCAGCCGCTGCATTGATTTCTTTTATCTCGGTCTTTATTGCAGACGTTGTTTCACCGATTTCAACCTTTAATTCTAGTTGCCTTTTAGTCAATTTAACTAATCTATCCTCCATTACAACCATGTTCCCTGACCCATCCTTCATTGCATCTGACGTAGCCTTCATTTGCTCTGTCACATAAGATAACTCTTGTTTTTGTTCGACAAGAGCTTTCACCGTTCCATTTGCAGAACTAGCATATTGCTGCTGCATTTTATCAAGAGTTTGCGTAATGCTTATTTGCTCTTGCTGTATTCCACTCAAATCCTGCTGCGCCTTTGTTTGGGCTTCGGTTGCAGATGTAAGGCGGTTTAGCGTATCAAGACTTTTGCTGTCAATAATTATCTGTATGGCATTACTGTTAGCCTCTTGCATCTTTGCCTCTAAAGTGGATATACCTGTAATGACTTTTCCGAGGTCTGCATCAAACCCCGATACGTCAATTATATTATTAATGCTATCTGCCGCCATGTTGTTGCTGCTTTAAATTTTCTATATGCTTCATTAGCCTGTTTTGAGCCTTTGCAAACATTAGTACGGTAATTTCTTTTTGATTGTAGGCTATGCCCTCATGCTTGTTTATTTCTAGCAGCATATTGATAAGGTCTTCTTCTTTTTCCTCTGGCGATAACACTTTGTTATTCCCTTTGTTCATTTGTGCAAATTCCTTTTCTACAATGCTGTTATCCATTTTATACTTGATCTCGCCGGTCCGCACATGCTTCACGTCTTTTTCAATTGTTTCCGGTAAGAATTGTAGTTTAGGATAGAAGTATTGAAGCAATTTTATCGCAGCGGGGGAGTACCGTTGGAGTAGGATATTGCAGTTTGTTTCAATCGCTGCGGCCCGGGTTTCGTATGCTTTTATCTTGCCTTGAACTTTGAAACGGTGGGAAATGTTCGGGTCTTTTATCGCTGCCAGGTATTGGCTGTACAAATTATCCCAAGCCTGTTTTATTTCCCCGTGGCTACCCTGTCTGAATCCTTCCGGTTTCACGTGTAACAAGTCCAAAATATTCAGTTCGTCATAAGCATAACACCTAACGAATTGAGCGAATGTGAGAATAGAAATTGAGGTAATGAGATTGGCAGGTAATTCCGGTGTCTTTTCTGCCTGTTTTACAGGTTTTTCTATCGGGTGTGGTATAAGTACCTTTTTTGCTTTATAGCACCGTGCTGCGTATTCTATTGCGAAAGGAACACAAATTACCACTATTCCCCACACCCAATGCCCGAAACTCAACAAAAGTGTAATGGATAATAGCCATTTAAAAGCCAATATCACAAATATCCAACCTTGAACTTTTACAGAAATAGTTTTGCGCATCATAAAAGAATTGTATTTTTACAATGGCTTATCCTAGAGCCGTCATGCGCAGTAATTAAAAAGACCCTTCGGCTCAAACGAGGGGTTTTTAGTCTAAAAAGATAGTTTATGATTCACACTCACAGTATTCACAATTTAGGTAACGCTTTATGTTTGACAGAAGAAAATGAAATAAAAGAAATGGTAAAAAAATATCATTATGCTGTTATTTGCGGCTCCCCAATTGATGTTTTAAATAAACTTTATTGCGATTATCTTAAAAAGGTTTCCCATAAAAGAGAAGATTATATTTATAATCTAAAAACATTTTTCATTGAACCTTTTCCCCACCAATTAAACAGCCAAACATTTGAGCCAATTGTTTATGTTCAAAAAATGGTTTATCACGAGTGGTTATATTCTATGAGCAAAGAATTTATAGTAAAAACGAGGTCGCGTCATCTACGCTACGATCTAATAAAATATTGTGAAGAAAAATACCATAACTTTTTAGATTCATGTAGTATTTTTAGTCTAAAATCTCATTCACTTTCTCCAAAAAAGTATCTTTGATAATCGGGTAAACAAGGGCTTTGTTTTCTTCGGTAAGTTCAAACGCCTTTTCGCCGTCCCGCAATTTCAACCGGTCTGTTTTTAATTCCCCGCCTGCCGTTTGAGCCGGGCTATTGAACTCGTAGGTATCGCCTGAAATAGTTAAATCCATACCGCCCTGCATCTCCCCCGTATCATCATAGTTCACATCTCCACTCTGCCCTAATACTTCTTGCTTATATAGCCTGTAATTGCGGCTGTATGGCTTTAGTGGGTTGTTATCGCCGCTAACGTGTTCCTCCTGCTGCTGGTTGATGAGTAGCCCGACTATCTCGGTCTTATGCTCCAACATACTTTCGCCGGTAATCTCAATCACTTTACTTTGTAGGCTTTGCAACCGCTCCCGCATCTGTTGAGGGGACATACTATTAGTTTTGTGACGGTGGAACCGCTTTGGCAGGTTTTTCAACTATGGCAGCGGCTGGATTTACGTCATTCCATGCCTTTGTAATTTCTGCATCTGGTAATGCGCCGGATATTTCTTTGCCATCTGCATCGTGACTTTTGCGTGAATTGTTCCATGCTTGGAACTCAGCAAGTGTTTTGAATGTCTTTACAAATTCGGTATTCCATGTACGTTGTGCCATAATTGAAAATAATTATGGGTGAGGTTTTTACGCCTAACCCGATTAATGATAGGGTTTAGAATGTGTGATTCGCTGTGTTTGGCAGTTCGGTAATTACATTCGCCAGGATGATCGGTGCAGTTACACTTGGAGTAGCAAGCGATACCCTCACGATATTCGTGGCTGTTGGGGCTGCTGAAAGCGTCAACCATGCGTAGAAGTATGTCTGTCCGGCTACGGCTATTTCCCCGAATACCGCCGTGGCTATTGTCAATGTCAGGCCGGTGGTCTTGTTGAACACCGTAAAACATGGCGCAGTCAATACAGCTTCGTATAACTCTATGAAGTCCGTGGCACGTTCATTTATTGTCGCACCAATTACTATATCGGTGCCAAGGGTGGTACTCAATGGCGTATGCAGTACGGTACTTAAATCCGTCAAATACACATTACGGAGCATTGGTATAGCGTCAAAGTCCGTATTGGCTGCGTAGTATGCAAAGTTTTCATTGTATTGCTCACGGTTCTTGGCCTGAACGCTGAACATATACTGATTCGCAGTCTTGTCGGTGGTACGGCCCATGTCCTCTACGAACAACTGATAGTTGGTATAGGCTATCAGGCTACCATCGCCGTTAGGGTCGTACCATCCATCCCATGAGCCATTTTGGTCGATGAAATAATAATCACCGCCCCAATTTTGGAACTGCAACATTTCCTGAAAGTTACCCATTCCTACCATGTAGCGGAATGAATACTTTGGTGCATACTTGTACACCATTGTCTGCAGCACGCCGGTATTTTCGCTGGATGCCTTTTGGGTTTCATCCTTGAAAGCATCAAGGTCGGTGAACATAAACCACCGCGTAGCCCGTGTATTTGCCACAAACAAAGCATCTACGTAGGTTGCAAATGCCGTTTGGCTCACCATTGCAGAAGGTGGTATTTTCGTTCCAGAAGGAACCAATACAATCGCACGAATGAGGGCCGGTTCCAAATACCCACCTGCTCCTGTTGTTATTTTGCCGGTGTTTCCTGTGTTGGATACGTTATTCCGGTTTACATTACTAATTGCGGTACTCATTTTGATAGCATTTAAAGGTTAAGAAGGTAATGGTATTGGCATTGTATTTAGTAAAGGATTGTACTTCAATTCAAATATTATTTTAAAGCAGAAATAAGGTTGCATGTCTTTCATCAGCGTATCTTTTTTCATACTCCCGCTGTATCTTTCCAGCACCTTATCTACGTCCCGGTAACGCTCTATGCACTCTACCGTTGACCCGCCGCGCCTGCGTAACCAGTTCCAAACATCATTCAGGCAAATTTCATCAAGTCGCTGGCCTAACTGTTTGTTCAGTGGTATGCCGCCGGCTGTTATCTTGCTCAAGTTCACGAAAAATAGCAATTCTACTTTTGCCGTGTCGGTTGCTCCTGGTTGTGAATGACTGCTTTTTATTGGGTCTAACAGACCGAAAAAAGAAACTGCCGCTATACTATCCTCAAAGAACAAACCGCCTGCATTTACCCCGTTGCTGCCTACGTAATCGCTACTCGTATTATTCACATTAGGGTTATAAAATTCCGGTATATAGCCGTCATCTGTTTTGTTCCTATATGCCCTTCCGAAGCAGTTATATTGTGCATCTTCCAAACTCCATAATGCTAGTAGTTTGTTGTACATTGGCTTTTGAATAAGCTGCTGTATTTCAAAGTCTATGCCTACTGGATATGGAAGTGTAAAGTTTGGCATTATGCTTTTTTGTTTTCGCTTTCTTCAGTTGTTTCTTCTTTGGCCACCGCATCAGCTACTTTGTAGTAACGGACTTTTGATTGGTGCGAATTGGCATTATGGAAGTCTGCATTTTTATCGTGCATCTCCGTTGCCTCAGCAAGTTTTTTCACCTTCTCAAACTTGTAATTTTTCTCCGCATGGCTCCCCGCCTTGTTATGATCGAGATTAGCATTTACTTTTGGTTCGATAGATGGGTTAACTTCCCATTTTTCCCACATCGGATGACTGAGTATTTTTGACATTGTTTTTGTTTTTAAAAGTGATTGAAATATTTACCAACCTATTTTTATATCGTCTTTCTTTTGGAAAGATTGTTTTACTCTTTTGATCTCCCGATTTACCATGTCTTTCAGGCCCAGCACATATGGTATTTCTTCATCTGCCTTAAAGCCGTTCAATTCTGCATATAGTTTACCAAGTTCCGGTATGCCTGTAATATTCCTTTGTGGACCGTTACTGCGGTAGTTGAAGATGTAGTTTTTGATATTCCTAACCGTCATCAGTAACCCTATCAATTCATCGTATAAATGGTTTGCCTGAACGATATTGTTTGTGCCATCCACGAATGTTGAAAGTTCCAAATTCATTCCGTACATCAGGTTATTTGCACCGATATTGTTACGCTGAAAGTTTTTGTTACCGTTAGGGTCAATCCATTGCGGCGCACTAAAGGCAATCACATTTACATTATGGAACAAACTATAATTCACGGGGTAGTATATCGCCTCTGCCGCTCCCAAATCTCCCTGCCAATATCCGAGATACCACCGACCACCTTTATATGCGCTTGGAACAAGGTTTGTAAGGATTATCTTTTCTCCGAGGTCTATAATCGTCTGATTCCATTTTTCAGCATGAACCGGGATAGTCATTACCGGATCAAGGAAGAAATCATTATACAGATACAAGTTGAAATCTACCGCTTCTGTAAAGAAAAGTTGCAGGCTATTCAGTTTCACGGTTTTGTCACCTTTGCCGCAGTATATCTGCAGTCCTACAAACTGTTCCGGGGTATATGCCGTCACTAATTGATACGGTAAAGGTTGATTTTCCCGGTAGAATACCAGTTTTGCCTTATCTAGCATTTGAGGCGCGCAATAGACAGCATTGAGCATATCCATAATGACTGACCTTTGCAAATTGTCCAGGTATTGCGTTAATGTGCTTCCATCCTTCGCCCTCATTGCATCTAACAGTGTCGTATCATTCAGTGGGTGGAAGTCCTCAAAGAAACGATTACTGCCAGAAACTAGCCCTTGCGACTGCCATAGTACCCTGTCTTTCAGAGCCGAATAAACCGTGTTAAAGTTCATTCCATTTGTCAAAGAACCTACTGCCTGACCTGCTACTTGTAAATTGCCGTTTTGCCCTCCTAAAGTGTATGTGATATTTGTTATACCGACACCTATTCCCGTTGCTATTCCCGTTACTGCATCTATTGTTATAACTGCCGTGTTTGAACTTGCCCAAAGCCCACCGGAAGAAGCAGAAGTGTTATAGGCACTTACACTTCCAACGGTGAGGGTTGAGGGGCCGGTTACAAGAATTGGCATTTCAAAGAATTGGTATTAGTATCGGTAAGAAACAGTCGGGTTGAACGTTGCACTCATGGTACCTGTCGGGACCGCTAATAGTTGATAGTATAAATATCCCGTGGCACTATGCGGTACATACCATTGGTAATGCTTCGTACCCGCTGTATTTGTCATTGTAGCGGATGCACCGATACATGCCGCACAATAAGTAGTATTGCCTGTTATCGCGTACCATGTGGCATTATCCATACTACCCTGCAAAGTCGCTGTACCTGCTACCGTACCACTTATTTTGGTAATCGCCATATCCACAACAACATCGTAGTTGTTATTGAATGTCCATTGACCTGCAGTAGTATCTACCCCGAAGGTATCGACAACCGTGATTGGCTTGTACACGCCAGCTACTACGCTGTATGTAGATACGCCATGAAAGGTAAACGGCTGTATCGTGCCGTATATTCCCCGGCCTGTCTGTGCGCTTGCGCAAAATCCTATCGCTATAAAAGCTATTAATGAAATTATCTTTTTCATGTTTTCTGTTTTGTTTTTTAGCTGGTTAGGAATTATGCGGTTAATGCGAACTGATAAATAGGCGTTTCACCGGCCTGTGATATTACCGCTGTCTGGAAGCATACATAAACACCTATCTGCCATTGAATTACACTATCCTGTGTAAAGCCGTGATTTGCAGAGGCATCTATCTGTGTGCGCCATCCGTGTACCATGTATTCAAGGCCGGGAATCATATCATCGTCAACGATACCGTAACCACCTGCATAGTCATCGAAATTACCGCTGCCATCGGAATAAATCTTTGGCATCCACGGAATATAGGCGAAAGCATTTTGTGGGAGTACAAGTGCTACACCGTTGGTATATGCGGCCTGTACTGGTACTTCATTTCCCAGGATAATGTCCTCCCAAATGTTATCCATGCGCCCACCGGCTCCCGGCTGTACAGCAGTTTTATCAAACTGGTAAGCCAAGTTGGTTGCGTTCATTGACCCCTGCGCTACGGAATACTGGAAGTTGGTGTACATCTGCGGTGAAGCAAACACATCATACTTTGAATATCCATATTTATTCTGGCGCATTACGCTTGAAATGTCGCTCCATATCTGAGAACTGTCGGTAAGCTGCCATGCGTTCGTACTACCGTTCCATGTGGCATTTGAAATGCCGCCAGGATTGTAGGTAGTTCGGTTCGTAAACAGGTTGTTGGTCAGCGATATGCGCAAGCGTTCGCGAAGGTTACGCTGTGCCTGTGACATTTCATTGTCCCATATCATCTGGTGGTCCATCACATTATCGAAGCCCGTTGTGGTATAAGTGAAAAATTCCTCGGTAAAGGCTATCCACGTAAGCGGCACCTGTGCTGATGCGCCCTGAATACCTGTATTGAACGCTACCATCGCCGTGCCGTTTGTTGATGGCTTACGGACAAACTGATACCCATATACGGGGCGTAGTGTGCTTTCTTTGATGCGCTGGATTTCAGAAACACCCATCAGGTATTTTTGGTTTTCCAAACCAACGGTAAGTACCTCCGTTTCCAGTTCGCGAAGTTCTGCTTTGTTGTAGTCAGGATTTACACGGCCCTGATAACCAAAGAGGGTTGAGTCATAATAATTTGTTTCCGACATGATAGGTTATAGTTAAATTGATACGCCTAAAAAAGTGTGATTTGCAGTGCAACTGCGGCGCATTGGGTGCAACCCGAAACAGAAAGTGAAGCGCGGCTTCGAGGATGTTCTGTTTATTAAAGGAAGGATGCTTGTGTTGCCTTTAACGAAGTCAAAGGTATAAAACTATTTATTAAACATCCAAATATTTTTTTTGCAAAGGTTATTCGCTGTCCAATTCTTCGCATGTAATTGGGTGACATATCCCAAAGTTAAACAAAAAAGCCTCACTAAGAATAGTGAAGCCCTATGAAAATAAACCTGTGAAGACAAACTTATGCAATTTCTGCGGAAAGCACCTTAAACATTTCCTTTTTCTCCTTCGCTGTGCCTGTTGGCAGTTTCCTTTCCACTTCCTTCATTACATCGTCTGTGGTCTTGAACTTCTTGTTGCCAACGGCTTTGGCGGGGTTGTGGGTAGGTTTCGGCCCCGCTGGTGTTATGGGTTCAGCGGCTTTTGGTTTCAGCCATCCTTCTTTTTCTGCGAATGTTTTTGCAAGTACATCCTTTGCCGGAAGCGGGTTCTCTTTGGCATCGTTGAACACCTTACCTGTGGCTTTGTCTTTCAACGCCTTAATGCCACCTTCTTCCACTATCTCAAAGTTGCGTTTGATACGCTCTATCCATTCGGAATCATCGAGGGCCGGATTTCGGTCAGGGTGCAGATAAGAGCGGTACTCGTCATTTATTTCCCGGTCTTTCAGTTGGTTTTTAAATGAGATAACCTCCGCATCCTTTGTGTCAATTGTGGCTTGCAAAGCAAGTATCTTATCGTCCTTTGCCTTTATCGCGGCATCGTCCGGCACTACACCCGCATCTTTAACGGCCTTTGCATTGAGGGCAGCGATAACCTTATCCCGGTCTTTGGCATCGGCTGCGCTCAAACCAAGTTTGTGATCCGCGTTCATTTTCTTTCCCCAGGTTTCCACTTCTGCGGCGGTATTGGTTTTACGGACATTGCTTTTCAGTTCGTCCAATCCGGCATCGTCAAACACATGCACTTTCGGCAGGTCTTTGGCTACGTCAATATCTATCTCGCCATCGGCAAGTAGTTCTGTGATTTTGTCAGCGGGACAATTCACCAATTTTAATAGTTTTTCCTGTGCTGCTTTATTGAGCATAAAATAAATTTAATGGATTAATAAATATGCCCTTAAATGGCTTTAGATGAATCAATAACAAGTCTTGTTGCTACACTCTTACCCATACTCTTTTTGAAAGTATCGTGCGCTTTGAATGTCAGGCCTGCTTTAACTTCATGTTCAGCAGGGAAGAACCATTGTATAACGGGTTGCCCCTCCTGTCCGTCATTGCGCCAGTCTTGTGTCGCGTTTAGGGCGTTTGCACTCAATGTGCTTGTGTTCACTTTGCGGATGAATTTACCTACTTCTACGCTTTCGGTGTCCGGCAGGCCATTGCCATCGTTCATGTAACGCTTTACCCGGACCATGTACAAGTCAAAGTCTTTCATCTGCCTTTCCTCGGCTATTTCGGTTTCATCCATCGGTGGCTTTAATGGTTGCTCCTTTCTTTCTGTATTCTTTGGACGTGCCATATAATTGGTTTTGGTTAAGAAACTATTTTTTCATTTGTTTACCTAACTTCTGATAAACTTTACGTTTAGCCTTGCGCCGTTGGCGGGGATTGATTTTAATTTTGCTCATTGGTATTCAGATTGATAGAATTTATAAGGGCTGGCTTACAAAAAAGCGTTTTATCTTATTAAGTATTGGGATGTTCACTATCCATTTGCCGTTGACTTCCGCATATTCAATAAGGCAAAATAGAAAACAACTCATTACGGGTTTACCATCATCAAAATATATGGCTAATAATGACCGCTGCAAACATTTGTTTGTTCTAATACCGATAAATGAAAAGCCGTTACCAAATTCAAGGTAAGTACCGATTTCAAATAAAGAAAAGTTTAATCGATTCATGCTGCCTGTATCATTTTGGTACTTTCGGCTTTCATTACATCGGCACGGGTATATCCAAACACTCCATCAGAACCGCCGCCTTTCAATGTAATATCTTCGCCGTTAATGTCTGTAACTGTGAATGTTTGCCCTGCGTGTTCCGGCTTCTTTTCACGGCCCTTTACAATCTCCACGCTATCATCAACATTCAAAATGTCCCCTGTATTGGTAATGAGTTGGTTACTCTGCATTGCATCCGCTACATACTTTCCTGTTACATAATCACGCAACTTTGCCCGAAGTATATCCGCCCCACCTTCATCAGGGACACTTGCAATATCGTAATCGTCCAGGGTACTTGTCCACTCATCAAAGTATTTCTTTTCAAGGCGGCTAACCATTGGCAGCGTTTGGTCTATCCAAATAACACCTACCTGCTCATGTACAAACGGCTCAACTTGAATTAACAGGTTAAACTTACGCGAAAGTAATGGATTATTATTGTATTTGTTCTCTATGTACTCTTGTAGCAGGCTATCAAGTATCGACATTGGGGCGAATGAAGCCACCGCTTTCGTGTACCTATCCCAAGTTGCATCGGGGCTTTCAATCATGTACCGATCACCGCCAAGTATAGCACAGCCTTTGTATGCCTCACGATAAATGTACCACCCACAAGTATCGGCAATGAACTTCATGCAGCTGCACATCCACTCGCTGAATTTCTTTAGCGCATCGTGTTTTGGCTGTTCATTCATTTGAGCCTCATATGCCGTGTTGCTCACGTTCCCACCTTTGCCTGCCGGTTTTGCATTAACCGAATTACTTTGCACACGGCTTACTCCCCATGTGGTGTATTCAAAGTAGTTCTCCAATGTCATTCCGTTATCGTGCATGAATTGTAACGCCTCAACCGCTGGGGCTACAATACCCATTGGTGGGTTTGGTACATTCTTACCATCTTCTGCCCTGTAATCAACTGCTACTACGTCTGCCTGCCGTAAGAATGGCAAATGTCCACTCCCTTTACATTCGGGGCATGGATTACCTTTTATTTCCTTTTCACCGCTGCATGTAGGGCATGGGCTTAACTGCATCCATTCTTTAGGGAACGCCTGCCGCGCATAGGCTAGGTTGTAAGTACCCACGCTGAACATATAGCTGTTCAATAATTCAACGGACGGGCTTAATGCGCTGTCCATCGTTTCACCATACCCATAAATGTCGCTTATTACCATTCCAGGCACATAGCCGAACTCATTTGGTATTTCTGATTCAATGGTGAAATCAAGTGCATTGTTTTTGCCTTTCGTAATCACAAGCCGGTCAAAGGCATCGTCAATTATGCGGAATACCTTATCGCCTTTGTTCAATATGGGCAACATCCCGGCCTCGTGATACGCTTCTTTCTGTGCCTCATCGACATTTAAAAAAAGATATTCCAACGCCCTGCCATTAGGTAAGTAGGTATATATTTCGCAGATACTTTTTATTGTTGGATACGGTAAATCATCTGCACCTATTTCTGTGTATAACACCCCGTTCGGGTCGTAGTCGCTGTATTTCTGCAACCGCTGGCGGATCCACGCCTTAACAGGCAAACCGTCGGCAATTGAACTAAGATACTCCCTGAAATGCGGTTCTATGTTCTCAGGTAGGTTGTACTGCTCAATCCCGCCCTTTGCTGTGTAAATCTTATCGCGCGGAGCCATTACGCGGTAAATCAAATCACGGTTACCGCGCATGAGCCGCACTAGCGTTTCCCTCATTCCGGGGCGCATGAACTCTTTTATATCTTCGACATACTCATCAATGTTTTCACCTGTACAGTGCATTTTTAGCACCTCGTACTTTGCCATTGCTTCGTCCATGAACGCCTGCTGCGGGTTCTTGCGGAGTATCTTCTGTATGTCTTCGGTTGATAAGGTCATGCTAAAAAGCCCACTACGTTTTTAATCGTAGCAGGCCTGTTCTGTTTTTTCAATTGGGTGTTGTACGTCTTCATACAATTATATAAAAGTCGGCAACCGTTAAACTAAGTCACCAAACCACTATTTTTGATCTTCTCCGCTGCCATCAAATCATCTATTACTTTATCCCTTATAGGGTCTGTAATGTCTGATAATGCGTCCTTCATGGTGGCAATTTCGCGTATCATTTCGTAATACTCGCTCAATCCCATTTTTTGACATTCAGGGCTGCTGTTATAGACAATATCACACGCCTTTTGCAAAAGTCCGAACGTCATTTTATCGGGATGAATAAAGCAAAGGTCGTAGTAAAAAGGTAGGGGCATCCCTAGTACCGTGAAAGGAATATGATTCAGCGCATTGGTTAACCACTTGCTGAAATTCACGGGTATTTTCTTAATTGGGAACTCTACCCCATCCATTGCTTTCGCTATTCGCTCCTTAAATTCAGGATGGTGTACAAACTGCTCTCGCTGCGGTAATTGTGGTTTTGGGGCTTGCATTGGTATCTTTCTGCCTTTTTGCTTATCCATATCCCAAAATTAGTATAATATTCAGATATACGAAATTTATTTTACCGTATGATGTGAATTTTGGCAGTTTTATGTGCCACATGAAACCACATCCCCATTATAAGCATATCTAAATAGTCGGGGCTGCGCCTCAGAGATTCCTTCATTAATTCTTTCTTAATGATGCGCTTTTTACTTTCGTCTTTGTCCACGCTGTCAGCCTTGAGCATACCTATTTCCTCAATAATGGCTTTCTTTTGCACATCAGTACAGATAATTTTTATCTTGCGCTCATTCACCATATCGGCAAGTTTATAAGCACATTCAGCCTTTATATTAGCAAACTCGTTTTTATTTATCGCTTGCCCACCACCGTGAAACTCTTTTATTCCTTCTAGGTATGATACCAGGTAATTACCCATACCATCGCTATCCGCAATAGTCCTGCTGCGTGGCACATGGTTAGATTCCATTAACACCCGCAAATCGTTTTCTATGCTCTTTCCTGTGCTTTTAGGTTGGTCTATTGCCACATTGCATACCATTCCATCCCACACGCCCGCTACGAACTTATCACGCCCTTGCATTGCTAAGTCGGCGGATATTGCTTTTGTGCCTGTTGGCTTGATATGGTCATTGGTGAACAGGTCTAGTATTGCATCGTATTCACACAATACAGTCGGGTCATCGTCATACTCGAAATTGCCATAGTATAGACGTTCAATAGTTACCTTATCGGCTTTTAATAGGTTATCGAGGTATGATTGCGGGACGTGTGGGTTGTCCTTCGGTAATGCCTTAATAAATTGCCGGTCGCTGCGAATATCCCCGATTTTATCAGGTTGTACAAAGTCTGTGTATATCCATCCCTTTGTCGGATTGCAGGTATATAACGCTTTTGGTATGGTAGCCCATCCGGGGCCGTAGAGCAATGAAAAACGGCCTTTTAATACACTGATAGCTTTTGCGCTTATCTGCTGCGCTTCATCCAAAAAACAGTCTGTTAAATCGTATGAGCCGAGCCGGTCAAACTCTGGATCTGAAGGAATATATTTTATCTCACGAAAGAAAATAACGCTCCCATTGGGAAATGTAGCCGTCATGCTCTGGGCGTTGTATTCCACAACATCACGCAGCCTCATTTCATTTAGAACTTTAAAGAACGTTAAAAGCGTGGTGTCTTTAAGTTTCACCAGTTCTTCACGGGCAATTAGTCCTGCACTACCGGCAAACTTTATGCGCCTGATTATCTGCCATCCACAACCAAGCCATGATTTACCACCACGGGCTGCACCGCCGTAGCATAGCTCATTAGTAATATCATCCTCTAGGAATTGATAAGCCTGTATTTGCTTGCTGAATAGTCTAAGGCTGGCAGTTTCCGCCATTATCGAGTATTATGTTGATAGAGGTAGGTAAGGCTTTCCCGTTGCTGGTTACGTCTACTTTGTCGCCGTAGATTTTAGGGGCTAGTTTGGATAATACCCACTTCAAAGAGTCAATTTGCACCCGGAGAGCTGCAACAGCCGCATTTACATTTGTTTCGTTGTAGGTGGTGCCGCCTTTGATCAAATCCTGCATCTCATATGTAAGGCGTAATATCTCTTCTGCTAAGTAGCTAATTTGCTCCTGTTTCGCGCGCGTGTATTGGGTAAGTGCGTAGGGTTTATGCGTAGCGCTAGACTCATTTACCCACATCTTAAACGCATTGTAACTTATACCGAAATGATCGCAGCAACTTCTTATTGATTTTGCAGAACCGGAAAGAAGTTCGCAAATATCATCTACTAATTTTTCAGAATATTTTGAATTAAGCGACAATTTTGATAGGGCGGACATTTGTCCATTTGGTTATACCAAAGTTAGCAATAATTAGGCGAGATTAACAAATATTATTTGGTGTGTGATAATTTCGGGTAGGCTGAACCCCAGAACTTATGATCTACCAGAGGAATAAATTTGAAATGGGATTTTTTCTATTCCTCCGCTTCGCTATGGAAGAGCCGACTGGCAGTAAGGAGTGTTGTACACGTCCTTTTGATTTATAAAGTTAGGGGTTTTTTATTTGACATTTCCAAACATATCGGAAAGTGTTTATTTTATTGGCATCTCAACATCTTTAAACAAATGATAGATATATGTTTATGAGACAATGTAGATTTAATGCATATTCTAAGCCTATTTGCCGATCCTTTTGTGTGTTCTTTTATTCTTTAAATGGGTAACAAGACCGATTTCGCAAGCGTGTATTTGGTTTTGCGATTGATTACACCACTCCAAGTTATATACGTTATTATTTTGCTTATTTCCGTCTTTGTGATTAACCTGAGGGTAGTCATGGGGATTAGGTATAAATGCCGATGCTACAAGCCTATGAATTGTCGCAGTATTGCGTTTATTATTGCACCAAAGGTCTATTTGCATATACCCTTTGCTTGTGCAATATGGCTTTAATTTCCTCAATTCTCTATGCGCTGAACTATAGGCCACGCCTGCACTATCAATAAAATATTTGCCCTCGTATCCAGATATCTCCCGCGCTTTCGTCTCGATCAGTTCTTTCAGTTGTTGGTTCATGGGGTGGCTGGATTGCTCTCTTTTTCCCAAAATTTACGAAGTGAAATTGTAGGAACCATTTATGCTGTTT